TGACTACTCTGACTCGTCAAACACAAACCACTCATACAAACGGCCCATTATTGCGTTGGTGATCATCTCAGCAATAGCATCTTCTCCGGGGTCGTCTGTGTGCTTATGCGCTCTCCTATAACCCAGTAAGGTCCCTTCTTCCACACACTGCTCAATAAGAACCCTCAGTCTAGGCTTCATATTGCGGGCTCCAAGCTGATCTCTACACCTTCACGAGTGGGCCAAAGTTTGAGCCACACCCCACCTAACGACTTAGGCATCACAATACGCTCCACCGCCCAGCCAGCACCGTCTTCAAACTCTTCTTTGTAGCAACCTGTCTGCACATGCCAGCGCTGAGAAACTCTCTGTTTTCCATTTTCGTTTAGCCGATAGCATGGATGACTAACTATAGACCTCTCGTGGTTATGCCCGTTAACAATGATCGAAGATTCCGGCGCCAGTGAGCTGTATCTCATCCCCCCGAGCACGCCCTTACTTACAATCCCTCCCCAGGCACCATGATGGAAGAACAACGTACACCGTCGCGCACTATGTTCCCTCGTTTCGCCTGCACGGTAAAACGTGAACCATATCCACCCCTGATAGCGCATGTGTTCAACAGGGGATTTATACCGCTCCCTCATTAGCCTAACCACATTGCCCAAGGGGTCCACTTCTTGATTGTTCAGAACGGCGGTCTCGTGGTTGCCGTCAGACATCATCAGGATGGTTGAAGAGAAAGGCGAAAGCCATTCAGCAGTTTCGCTAAAAACCAGATCAAAATAATTGCTGCCCAGATGCTCTGGCCTGATACTGCTCTTTGAGCCACGTCGATCTTTTTTGCCTTGCATCAAACACATCACATCCCCAAAGAAAAGGGCGTGTCCACCCACGCCCTGTGCTTGTTTAAGGTGCTTTTTTAGTAAATCCCTATTACACTTTGGGTTATCAAGGTGAATATCAGATGCGAGTAAGAACGTATGGGGTTCGGCTTTGCCATACGGGATTCGCACTTCCAGCAGCTCCGGGGAGCGGCGCTCAAGTCGCAAAAGCGGCTTAACCATAGAGCCTAGTGGTTTGATACTGCATAAGGGCACCAGGCATTTAGGTAGTAGCCTTAGATCACTACAGAATTTGAATTAAAAGCAAAACCATCAGCCCAGATGTTGTCCATCTTTGCCTTTTGCTTTGGACGACCGCTCTTTGGTTTGTAGCTTAAAGCTGCGCCAGTTAGTCCTAACTCTTTATCCTTGTCCATCATGCGCTTGTAACCTCCGTCCTTCATCTTCTTACTACCGCAGTAGCTACCACCATCTTCCATTTCGCACTCTCCCTCAGAAGGGGCCATCAAACGCTTTTTCGTGAGAGTTGCCATGGGTGGCAAAAAATCGTTGTATGTCCATAGTCTACCGATCTCGGAGGGATTGGATAATGGATCAGACAAAAGCTGTTGGTGTTGTCCCCTCAATGACACCCTTTACACATCATCGACTATATCCCGCGCCTTCACCCCGTATAAGTCACACAATTCAAGCAGCTTCAGCACGGATATTTCCACTTCCCCAGTTTCTAGGCGACTATATGCCGCTTGACTGATGCTCATGTGTTCTGCTACGTCACTTTGTGTCATTCCAGCGTGTATCCGTAACGCCTTAATCCGCCTACAAATCGTCAACTGCCTGTAGATGGCCATGGGCTGCTATTCGCTTTCCGATTAAGCCTACTCATTACAACTGAACCGAGTAAGCTGGCCCATGGAAACATCTGTTTCTCGCTACGACTTCGCTCCTATAACTAAGAGCGAGACCACTCCTGAGGGCTACCTCCGGGTGTGGGGTCGTACGGCTCGTGTCGGAACCCAGTTGTATCGACGCGCAGATGGCAGCCAGGTTCGGGAATACCGCCCTCCAGAAGAGGTCAGTAACCCTGAATCACTTAGTACGTTCGGAATGACTCCCGTAACGTATGACCATCCCCCTTCTCTTCTTGATTCTACAAATACAAAGCTGTACCAGACTGGCTATTCCGGTAGCAAAGTCCATTACAGCAATGGCTTTGTAGAAGTCTGCCTCACAATTACAGACGCAGACTCTATCGAGAAGATTAACAGAGGCGATGCCACCGAACTATCTGCTGGATACAAAGTCGATTACGACCCCACCCCCGGTGTAACTCCCGAGGGCGAGGCCTATGACGGCATCCAACGGAACATTCGGGTTAACCACATCGCTGTCGTCCCCCGAGGACGAGCAGGCCCTGAAGTTCGCCTGCTCCTAGACCGCATGGATGCTGCTGATGCAGTCGCCATCGATCCTGATTTCCCCCTCGTTCGTCCAGTCCAGTCCCCTACAAACCCATCTCCTCGTATGGCCACTGTCAAACTTGACGGCTTGGAGATCGAACTGCCCAGTGATGCAGCGACCGCTGTCCAGTCCTATGTACGGGATCTGGAGCGCCGTGTTGATGCCGCTAAGGCAACTGAAACCGAGTTGCGCACCGCACTCGATTCAGCCCAATCCGATCTTAAAGCCTCATCCCAAGAAAAAGCTGACGCCGAACGGCGTGCTGATGCTCTTAAAGAGCGAGTTGATGAGCTGGAATCCGCAACCGGAGCCCGTCTCGACACAGCGCAGATTGACCAACTGGTTCAGAAGCGCCTGACCACCCTCAAACACCTTGCTCCGGCCTTTGCCGACGATTTCCACTTCGATGGGATCGACGACGCAGAGCTCTACAGCCAGGCTTTTACCAACCTCACCGGTAACAAACCCCCCGAGGACGCGAACCCTAGTTACATCCAAGGCGCTGTGGACGGCATCCTCGCCCATCGCGACTCGGAAGATCCCGAGGACACCGAAGAGGACGAATCCCCTGAAGAGGACCGCGCTGACAGTTCTGTTGTTCTGCAACAGGCTCTCAGAGGTGCTGGTAACTCCTCGCGCAATCCAATTGCGCAATACCATGCCGACCAACAGAACGCATGGAAAAAACCGCTCACTGCCACTAAGTAAATGGCTGTTACCTTCACCGCTACCACTGTAGCCAATCCCATCGGAGCTCAGGGAAATTACCCCCTGACTCAGGATGCAGCTCACGAGGGCATGATTGCTGATCAGCAAGCCTATGTCTCCCGTAGCTACATCAACCAGTCCGGCGCGGCACTGCCTTTTGGGGCACTGCTGAGGATCGACAACACCCCGACGACCAATGTCGCATTGGCAGTCGAGATCGCTGCAGGAGCTACCAACATCGTTGGTCTTGCCGTGAGCTCCATGACCATGGAGGGTGTTGGGGGCTCCCAGTCCTACATCCCCAATCCCACTCCTATCTTCTCGGACGGCCGCCTCGGCTATCCCGACAAGGAGACGGTGAATGTCCTTTCCAAGGGCGTCGTCTGGGTCTACGTCACTGAGGCCGTGGCTCTCGGTGATGACGTGCGCTTCTGGAATGCCGCTAACACCACCGGTGGTAGTGCTGTTGCAGGTTCGTTCCTTGGACGTTTCGCCAAAACGGCCGTGGCCAATAAGACCACGCGCATCACGGGTGCCCGCTGGCTCTCTGAGACCTCGGCAGCCGGTCTGGTTCTTCTGGAACTGGACATCCCCGCTTCCACTTTCACCGCTGACGTGCCATGACCAGAGACATCCGTAACGATGCTGATGTCGGTATCTTTCTTGCTCGCGAGCTGGAGCAGATCCTTACTCGCACTTTCGAGCAACAGTATGCTGACATCAAGTATTCCACTGTTGTACCTATTTCTACTGAAGTAGGTCCCGGTGCCAACTCCTACACCTATCGGGTGTTCGACAAGATCGGCAGTATGAAGATGATCGCTGACAAAGCGCAGGATCTTCCCCGCTCCGATGTGCTCCGCAAGGAAGTCACCCACCCGGTGCGTTCCTTCGGCGCCTCGTTCGCCTACACCGTTCAGGAAACCCGGGCCGCCTCCATGGTCCCCGGCATGAACCTGGAGCAGCGTCGGGCCAATGCCGTCAGGCGGGCCTATGAGGAGACCATGCAGTCCCTCGCCTTTTTCGGAGATACCGGAAGTGGTATGAAGGGCTTCTTGAACAACGATCAGATCGATAAGCTTGTTCCTAACAAGTGGTTCGATACTGCATCTACGGACGAGATGCTGCAACTGCTGAACGAAGGTCCCACTCGCCTGGTTCAGAACAGCAACATGAAGGAAAGCCCCAACACCATGTTGGTGCCCTACGACGTGTACCGCATCATCTCCACCACCCCGAGATCGACCACCAGCGACACTACGGTTCTGGAGTTCTTCCTCCGCACCAATCCGATCATCCGTGCCATTGAACCCATCAATGAGCTCGAAGCATCGAAATCCGGTGGTCGCCTGTCCAAGGACCGCATCGTCATCTACGACCGGAGCCCAGACAAGCTCCAGTTCCATATCACTCAACCCCTGGAGTTCTTCCCTCCGGAGCGCCGTGGTCTGGAATTCTCCGTTGCTGCACACGCTCGCTGCGGCGGCCTCGCTTGGTACTACCCCAAGAGCGGCCTTGTCATGGAGAAAGCGTAGCCTTTTCTGACCTATTCTGAACAGGTTGCTAACCCAACCCATCCATCATGATCCTCGTTTACCGTCCCGAGCTGCTCAATCCTCCAATGGACAAGGAGGCCTTTTGGGGCTTCTCTTTCCTGCAGAAGGAGGGTCTTCCTGATTACTTCTGCCTCTCGGCGGGTGTTAATCGTGATGTTCCAGAGACAGTTTGGGCTGCAATCCAAGACTACGCAGAGGTTAAAACCGCTCTTCAAATCGGTGCTTTACGCATTGAAACCACAGAGTCCACTGTCGTAGAAGAACAAGTCGAACCTGAAGCTAGCGATTCTCTCGCTGCTTTCCCTCTTGAAACCGCTCTGCGGTTGATTGAAGACAGCTTCGATCTTGAACAGCTCTCTAAATGGGACGCTAAGGATCAGCGGATCAAGGTCAAAAACGCGATCGCAAGACGCAAGACAGCTATTACCTCTGGTAACGGCTAGTGGCAATTCCTTCTACTGAATCCTTCCTAACCCGTTTCCCCGAGTTCGGAGAGCAGTCGGAGGACATTGTCGAAGGGGCTATCGCAGAAGCGGGTCGTGCTGCTTCTCCTGTCGTGTGGGGCTCCCTCCACACAGACGGTGTCACCTATCTTGCCGCCCATCTCTTGGCCACCCGCATCGCTCAGATCGGTCTGCAGATTGAGGCTCGCTCTGGTGCCCCCACGGGCAACCTGATCGAATCGACTCTCTATGGCCAAGAGTACAAACGACTTCTTGACTCACTCGCTATTTGTGGTTTCAGTCTCTAGTCATGCCTATCGCTACTGCGATTATTGCTGATTACGCCCCTTGGGGTAATGCTGAACTGGCGTTTGAGGTGCCCGCAGACAGGCTGGGCTCTGTAGATCCTACTACAGGAAACTTCACTCAAGATCTCGTAACTGTCGAATATCTCGCTGCTATCAAGCTCCAGGTCCCATCTTGGAAAGCGGATAGCGGTGTAGATACCACAGTTTATTCGTGCTCGGGGCGCTTATTGCACCCCACCAAGCTAGATCCACGCATTACCAATGGCTCCCAAGCCTTTGCAACGATCAATGGCTACCGAGGACGTTTTGAACTGGTTTTTGATCTCGCGATGGATGCCTACCATCGCGCAACACTTCGACAGTCCATCGGCGGCATCTTCCGAGTTGTAGGAGGCCCAGCGTAATGCCACGGCCACAACGAGATTTTGAACGAGCTCTTCAAGCTGCTAAGGCCAAAGCAATGCGGCAATTAGCGGTATATCTCGAAGCTAGTTTCACTGATGAAATTTCAGCAGTGAAGTGGGGCTGGCCTAATCCTCCAACTCAGCGGGACATCGTGGACACAGGTCGTCTCCGGGCCAGCTTGACCCGTGAGATCAACGCAGATGACTCCGTCACTTTTACCTGGGCTACCGAGTACGCCTCCCATGTCCATGAGGGGTATGTCGCCACCAATGGTCAACGCTACCCAGCTAGGCCCTGGACACGAGAGCCACTCAAGGAGGTCCCAACAAAGTTCGGTGTGTTCCTCCGTGCTGCTCTGGAGCGCTCGTCATGACGATCTCCACCGCCTGCCCCAGCCCCCGCGACCTGCGCCGCACTCTTGAGCGCTACATCCTCGACATCTACGAGGCTGACGGCTCCACCCTCAAGAGCGAG